TCCATATAAAGGTATACTCATTATCTATACCTCCTACGACCAATAAGCATGGGCTTCTGGCATCTGCCATTCCATCCCAGCTTCGGTTTGAATTAAGTCAACCCTACGGTCAACGCCACTGTTTTCTAAGGTTTGGACACCAACATAAACAGCCGTATCACGATTCAAGCCATTACCAACCAATGGTCGGTATTTGCAATATTTCATATTGACAGCAAGAATCTTAATCGGATGTCCGTCTAAGTGAATATTACGTGTTACATTCATATCACCATAAGGTGTGGAAATAACAGCAATATCTACTCCAAATGCCTTCTTTTTAGCAGTTAACGACATATCTGCTCTAAAGTTTGGAGATACTTCAAGATTATTCGAGAAATATCCACTCAACTTATGAAGCCAGTTATATGTTGTTGTATCCACAAAGAATAATGACGCATTAGCATTATTATAACGTGGATCAAGGAAGTTACTGATATCATCAAGGAAATCATCCTGTGTTTTACTCGCATGAGTTAAACTAAACACATTGCCATAACTTGAAATGAAATCAACGGCACCTTGTGTGTACCATTCGTCGCCTGAATCATACTGAGAACCAAACAGAATACTCTGTTCAATATCCCACTTATGTTCAATCAACTTTTCTTTCCAAACACGAGCAAACTCATTTGGTTCATACCTTAGCACGGTAGCACGTGTAGTGTTATCCATTGCCATTGCAGTTTTCCAAATTTGAGTGCGTCCGAATCCAGTTGAGAAAGGTTGATCTTTCCATGTTTCAGGATAACCTGAGCCTTGAGCGTGAGCAGAACCTACTACGTAACATCTCTTAGCTTCAAGAACACTTGAAATACTGTCACCAGCAATTGATACATTATCTAGTGATGCTGAAGCAGATGAATAAGAACAAAAGTCAAGATTAGAACCAACACTTGCAGGTTCTCTAACTACTCTTACTTTAATATTCTGATATTCATCAGTTCCAACCGTGCTTCCTATTTCAATTACCTTTACAAGGCAATACTCTGTTTGTGTTCCAGGAACACCATCAGCGCCAAGATTTAACTTAACTACCTGATCTGGAAGAAAGAACTTAGGCATAGTATAGTTGTCACCAACTTTTACTTCATCATTGGATGTTTGTCCAAATCTGTTGCCAATATTCCCTCTATAATCATAATCAGTACCCATAAGTAACCATAGTTCATCTGTGGCATTTAATAGACCAGCAGATGCAGTTGCTTCAGTGTCAACAGCGCTGTGCTGACCAGAAGATGCTGCATGATGAGCTACAATATATGAATACCGTTTATGAAAAGAAGGACGTCTTTCTGTGAATTTAAACTCGGGGTCATCCGTTGGTTTTTTCGCAAGTTTTGATACCATCCGAAAGAAAGGGTCTTGAGCTATTTGAAGCTCAGAAACTCTATCTCCAAAATCGTATTTCCTGCGAAGAACACCAGTGTCTAGACTAGTTCCTAATCTAGGGCCAGCAGCACCAGCGCCAATATCAACAGTTGACTCGAGTGAGAATAAATCAGCCATGATTTATCTCCTTTTTAGTTAATCGTTAAAGATTTTTGGTATTAACCAAATATCTCGTCTAATTGACTGTCAACACCTAATATGGAATCAAATACTCGGTCGTCAGTTGATTTCTCGACCTGTGTGCCGCCTGTAGTTCCAAGAGAACCAGGAATTTCTTGAACTTCACGCATTTTATCGTGTATTTCCTGTCTTGTACTACTAGCTATTTTCTGATCACGATTACCGCGATTCATTAGATAATAAATATCATCAAGCTCGAGTGACTTGGATTTTGCGAAATCAACAAAAGCGTCCCATTCTTCGTCAGTCATTTCATGATTCTGTCGAAAACTGGTTTCTTTTGCTAACCTCTGATTTTCAGATTTTTGTCCCGCTAGCTCTTTTCCGAGCCTACGCTGGACAATGCCGTCAATCGTAGCACCAAGTACTTTTGCCGAATCCGAATCGGGAGTCGAAAAAGCATCATCGGCGTCAAACACGAAATCCTCTGTTAAATTGAGTTTTTCAGCCATATTTTGAGGTGTTTGACCACCACCCTCAAAGTAATTACGAACATGTGTAATTAAATTGGGGTCGTCTCGCATAGCGTCAAGGATTGGCATATAAGGCTCAAGCTCTTGGAGCTTTCCATTTAGCCTCTTTGCTTCTCTACTTGAATCACTATACCTCTTTTTGATATCCTCTACATCAGAGGTATCCGATTGAACTTCGCTTGAGCTCGACAGCATGTTACTACTGTTTACATCCGAGGTTGACGGCAAAGGTTCGTCTAATATACCACCGTTAACGCTCCTGTCTAAATCTGAAAAAAATTCATCAGGCAGTTCGTCATAGTTGGTCTGAGCATTACTACTTTCAGGGGCCGTATCGGCGTTACCTACTTGTTCTTGACTCATAATTTGTTTCCTTATTTGTTTCTTTTCACTCTAATTAAGTTATAACAAAAACACTTAAAACCAAAAGACTTTATTCGGCTTCCTGTTTTCCTTCAGCTTCTGCTACTTGAAAACTCGCTTTCATTTCAGCTTTCAGTTTTTCAAACTCACTCTTTAACATACCTCTCAAAAGCTTTTGTTGCCCAGCCGTATCAATCACATCTTTTCTAATTTCATTTGAAGCCTGTCCTACCTTCATCTTTATACCAGCCTGAACAAGTTGACGTTCTAATGTTTCAATAGTTCCTTCTTTATCTTTAATAGCTCCCTCCATCTGCTGTACTTGTCCTTGTAACTGTGAATACATTGACTTCCTTTCAATAACGCTCTTCTTATTTCTAATATCAGTTTCTGCTATCATAGCTATGTCATCAATCAAACCAGCTTGAAACCACCTGAAGTATTCTTCAAGTAATGCCCATCTATTAACAGGCATTGTAGCTCCTGCTATGATTCTTACATCAAATCTTGCCGACGCATAATCTTTATATTTGCCTATTGCTTGACCATAATCATTATATACTTGCACATTAATCTTTACTTCTTTTTCTTGTTCTTGAGGTGATTGACCTGCTTCAGGCTGTACAATTCTAAAAACCTTCTCAACTGAATAATGTTTTTGAGCCATTTGTTGAAATACCCTGCCTAAATGTTCTAAACAAGGTTCTACTATACTACCCATCCAAGCTTTTAATCTTCTTGTCCCAAATTCATCGTTTGCAAGTAACCCTCTATATGTTTCAGGTTGGTCTTGTGTAAATCCCATCATAGCTGAAGGAACACCACTTATATACTCCGCATCCCCTTTACCTTCTTGAGTAATGGTATAAAAAGCGTTGTTGATAGGAGCTGGTAATACAGGAGTCGGAGGAGTAAATCCCTGCCTATACTTTAATAAAGCCCCTGGAGCAGAAGAATATTTTTCCCATTCTTCTTCAGGAACAGAACCTTCTTCATACATCCATCTTAAATTAGAAGCTAAGTTAGCATTATGTAACATAATTTGATGAGCTTTATTAATCTCCTGTTGCTTACCTATGAGAGGGACAACTGCGCTCATTGGATAAGGAGTTCCACTATACATATAAGGAACTGGAACTATTGGATACTCATTGATTGGTAAAGTGTATTCATATAAAAATACATCATCTCCAACTGTACAAGTTAACACAATCCTATTCTCATAGAACTTTATAGCGTCAACAATATTTTCACTGGCTTCCTCACTTGCAGCCAACATTTTAAAATCTTCTTCTCTCATTACTTGTTGTTTAATAACTGAAGCTGCTTCTTGAGCCGCAGATGTCATTTGCATACGCTGTTCTTCTATTGCCTGAGCAGCCATCTTTCTTGCTTTTTCTAATTCAAGTATCGCTCTTTCAGGTATCATTTCACCTGCTTCTACAGCTTGTTGCAACTGTAGTTCTTTCTCAATTAAACCTACTTCAACTTCTTTAATAAAATCATTGAGTTGTTCTTCTACCTGTTCTTTTATATTTTCTAATTCTGCAGGTGAAGGCTTTACTCTTATAAATACATTTCTATATGCAAACTTCTTTTTAGCATATGTCTCATAATATGGGATAATATCTTCGTCTTCAGCATCTAAATTAACACCCATTGTAATATCTTCAGGTTGTGTACTAAAAGATTCATCCGTATCTCTTTGAGAATAAGATATAACTTCAGTGCTTCTTGATACCTTTCTTATCTTCGCTTCGTGGTCAGGCAACATATTAATTAGACTTGATCTTGACAGATTCTTTCTAATCATTATAAAAGTTGCGTCTCTAAACAAAAAGTCCCTGCTTGCAGGGTCAACATATATATCATAAGGTTCAATTCTGCTAAACTTTACTTCACCCATACCTCTATCTGCGTCTTTATCAACATCTACAAGAAAGTAACCAATACCTTTTGTAAGAGCATCAAGGGCGACCTGACTATATAAAGATTTACCATTTGAAATGTACCAACAATAATCTGCTATATCTGAATGAACTTGAGCAACATCAACATCATCACCAGTTGCTCCAACTGCTTTCCATCTCGGATTGTTAGCAGTGACAAAGTATTTCATTATCTCAACGATAGGAGTTACTCTATTAATTGTAAATGAAGGCATTCCAGCTTCATGCAAAGCATCCACTTCATTCTTTGATAATTGCTCGTTTAAATAAAAATCAAAGCCTTTCTGACTTAGCGTCTGCCATCTTTGTCTATGACTATTATTAGCCCTCTCCCAAAGTTGTTTATTTATTTGTGCTCTTTTTTTATTAGTTGTTCTTGGCATTTATTTATCTTTCCATTCCCTCTCTCATATCCCTAGCTCTTTGAGAATATTCATCGTATTTGCCAGCTTTTCTAATTTCTTCTGAATTCGCCATTACTTTATATCTAATCTTGAAGGCTTTAGTAATTTCCTCACTAATGGAAGTAAGTCGCGATATACAGCATCGCCTAATGCTGGCTCTAAATACTGCCCAGTTTGCTCAAAGTATCTATATGGGTCTTGATTATGTGGAAATCTAACATTTTCCCATCTCCCAAATTCTGTTACATCTTTAACTCTTAAACCTCTTGGGAATACAGCTTCAAGACGCGGGCCTGTTCTCATTGTCGGTCTCCCAACAGAACGCAGTAATGGAGCGTTATATAATTCTTGATATACATTCCATCCTCCAGCCGGGTCATTGTACGCTATGCTTCTATCATATCTTGAAAAACCAATTGCAGTTTTCCTTAATGTTTCATCCTCTATTCCAAACTTATATATATCTCTTGGTGCGCTCGCTCCAGCCTTTGTTGTAGGATAGAACGCTGCTTTTCCCTTGGAAAAAGTAGTATAGAGAGGATTTTGTGCATAAGCCCCCAGTTTAAACTCACCCCCACCCATAAATCTTAACTCTTCTTCTAACATATCCTCTACTAGTTCATCTCCTTTTATTGATATAGCCTTATCTCTACTTATTCCTTTTATAAACTTTGCTAACTCTTGTCTTCTAAGCCCAGCTATAGCCCCCCTATGAAGAATTGACAGTGTACCAAAAATAGGAGCAACAGCAAGAGCCATCTCAAACATATTTGCATCTTTCGCTGGTAATAATCCAGATAAAGTTCTCCAACCTTTTCTACTTGATTCTCTTTTTTCTTCCCAATCTTCACCATACTTCCTTTTAAAAAACTCAGCACCTTTTTCTCCTTTACCACCCCAAAGATTTTCTTCAATAAAATCTCCAAGTTTCTCAGATAACTCAGTCCATATACTTTTTTCTACAAAGTGCTTTGGTTTACGAACAACAGCCATCTATAACATCCACCTTTTAACTTCATTAATAAAGTGGTCAGGGTCTCCTTTACCACCTTCTGTATTATAATACTTTTTCCAATAATCTGCCTGCTCTCTCAGTGTATTAGGCATCCCTTTAGGTACTCTCCAATATTTTAAACGACAGTGAATAATTCCTGATGCGATATTCTTTTCTAATATTTCTGACCATATTTCTTCATCATACATTTGCCAATACTTTACATCTACAAGACTCGCTTTTGCACACAATTTAATTAAAGGAAGTCTATGTTTTAAATAATGAGCACAGTTATCAACAGCTGTAGCAGGCTCTACTTGCCAAAATGAACGAGCAGGCCCGTCTCCCATCTGTCTAATATACTCATACCGAGATTCTACTATTCCAGTTGCTAGTACTAGGTCAACCGCTTCTTTAGAAGCATATTTTTCACCCATCTTTGAGCAAGTATCATCAACCAAATCTCTCATCTGGCTAACACTAATCATATTAGACTTCTAATATTTTAAATTAGGTATAACTTGTTGGCTTTTTTCCACCGGGAAGCATACTTGCTTTACGCTCAGCTTTTTGCTTCTTAGTGGGAGCTGCCCGTTTGCAACTATAGCTACGTCCGTCCCAAGTAAAAGAACCTGATTCAGAGGCTCCACAACCCTTTTTAAATGCTGCTCTAAAAGACCTAGCAGCTTTTGACTTTTTCTCGTACTTTGCGTACGCGCCGCCTTTAGTAAGCTCCACTCCTTTTGCACCTTTACGAATCTTCTGTTTCTTTCCTAATGCTGCTTTATGTGCTGGAGTTAAGGTTTCTTTTATACTTTTAAAAGTTCCCTCAGGTTTATCCACTCTTTTAGGCTTAACAGTTTTAATTGCTCCCCCTGCTTTAAAGACCTTCTCAACTTTCTTTAAAGTCCTTCGGCGTCTGCCTCTTTCCCTGCCAACCTTTGTAAGCTTTTCGCCTAAAACCCACTTATCCTCAGCTTTTCTTTTCTTTCTACGAGCCGATAACTTTTTGTATAATGCCATTTTATTTCCTATTGTTTAAGCAACCAGCCAATGTTTGGCTTTTCGCTTTGGTTTAAACCACTTTTTCTTTTCTTTATTACGCTTCATATTCGTAGGAAACGAATGCACTTGAGCATAATAAAGACTCTCTATTGTATCGTCATGAGACATTTTAGGCCCAAAAGTAACAATTTCATTAATCAAATCAAACATATTTTTCCGTAAATGTACCGTACCTGTACTAAAACGAGCTGAAAGACCACTATAAATGCGATTTCTCTTGTTAGTTCCACCTGGTTTCTCAGGAATAACGGCAATATCGTAGCGGTTTAGCTGCCTTCTTTCATCATTTAGAGCCTGAAATATACTTCTATTCATTGCAACATCTTCAACTGTAGATGATGTACATTGATATTTCTGATGTAATTCTAATATATAATCCACAACTCCCTTCTTACCAATTATCTCACCTGTATCTGGAGCTTTGCTACCAATAGTAGGAATACTTCTATGTCTTTCATATTCTAAAACATATAATTCATTATTGGTGTCAACTGCAATTACCATAATAACACTAAAGTCAGCATGCTTAGTATCTATATCTGTAGCAGGATCACATCCTATAAATGTATTAACTGGGATTTGTTCCCCGTCTTTTACAATATAATTAATATCATCCTCATTTTTATAGTACCCGTCCCAGTAACTAACATGCCTCCTTGTCCAAACAGCATCTTCATCACTCATTACTTCCATCATGTATTCTTGATAATACTTCTGTGGTTGGCCTGAGTCTGAATAAAACTTTTTCTTCTCCTTTAATTTCTTCATACTGAAAAATGAAGGCCATAAAGAAGAGCCGTCGTCCGTGACTGCCTTATATGTAATCACTTTCCAAGCAAACTTATCACCACTTTTTTCAGCTTTCTTACTACTTGTAAGAAGGTTATTAATAAAGGAATCATAATGTACGGGAGTGCCATTAACACGCAACCTACCAGTATGAGGCTCAAGTGCAGGATAAACAACGGCAGTAACAAGGTTTGCGTTCTTGTCTCTTGCCTCTCTTGTAATTGTATTTGCTTCATGTTCAAAGTCATCCAGCACAATTAAATCATATCTCTTGTGTAATTTAGCGCCTCCACGAATACCAGACACATTAGATTTACTAATCAACTTACACCCATTTGCCAACTCCACATCTTCTTCAGTCCATTTGCTACCTCTCATATTGCCAAAATAATACTTTATTTTATCATTATAATCAAGGTGATGTTTTATATAATCCATATTACCAACTGAAAGTTTCTGAGTTGCTGATACCCATGCATAGAATAAGAAGTCATTCTTGGGGCAAAATAGGAAGTCTTTTAATATAGATGCTTTTGTAAGAACTGTCTTCCCATGTCCACGGGGAATAATAATTGCAGTTTGTTTTACACTCTTATCATCTATTATATCTGCAACTTCGTAATGAAAAAAAGGTGTCTCACTACGCAAAAAGTCGTTAGGGAGGAACAACTTACCAAACGCTATTAAATCTTTACTCGCTAGTTTTATAGCTTCTTCAGATTCACTTACGTTCTGTGTATTAATGTTCATGTTAACGCATTATACTCTTTACCCCTGTAAATACAAAGGCCTTCATATATTCCTACAACTTCAACATTAAACTTCTCATCATCATATTCTACTACTCCAAATCCCTGCTGCCAATTATGTCTTGCGCTTGCAGAAGGAACTGTGCCATCAATCTTTGCAAGAGTTCCAAGTGAAACCGCTTGATATATCTTTGGAGTCCCTCGAGACCATATTGTCTTATGAGCCATTTCTAACCTATGTGTATGACCACTAATTACACTGATTCTTGCATTTTCAAGCAGCTTAGTTGATGTTTGTCCACTTTTAGCTCCGACTTTGTTTCCATGAATACATGCTAAGTTATTGTTAATATAGTATTCTCCTTTAGGATAATCACCTACATACTCTACACCCATCTTATGTAATCCAAGCAAATATGGTATTGATACAATCGGTGGAACATCTGGTTCATTTGCAGGTCTTATTCCATATGCCTGAACTGTGTTTTTTACAATACTGTCAATCATTCTCTTTTCATGGTTACCTTCTATATAAATCATCTCTTTACAATATGGTCTAACTTCAGCAATCCAACTTGAAACAAAATCAAGTGAAGCCTGTGTTGTAAATGTAAACTCAGGTCTTATAAGATAGTGAGTGCTCCAATCAGGTAGATCAAGCATATCTCCAAGCATAATAATTTTATCAGGCTTAACGTGCTTAATTATTCTTGTAACAATACTAAGAGCTCTCAAATCATGTAATGGTGTCATCTCTGATGTTTGTATATCTCTACTGTATCCAGCCTGTAAATCAGGGATTAAAATGCACTTGTTAAGTTCTCTCTTTTGAAATTTAACTTTATCAAAGTTAATTTGCTTTACAACTGCACCATGTATTATAGGAAATGAGCATTTAATTGGTATCTTTCTTAACAGAGTAGCTTTTGCCTGATAATTTGTATGAACATTCCATGCTATCTTACCATCCACTTCAATTTTAGCTGCAACGTCCCACTGGTTTATCTTAAAATTTGTAACTTCCCATTCCTCCTTCTTAACAGAAAACTTAGATAACAATTCATCAAGAGTGGGAGGGCCTTCTCCACCTACAAATTCTGCATCAATGTATTTATAATTCAACTCATCCCAACTTGAAGACGTAGATGTGAATTTACCAACTAACTGTGGAGTTGCAGTACCTTGAGTCCAATGACTTTTACATCCATTACAAAAGTATCTTTGGAGTCCTCTTCTTACTCCATTCTTCTTTGTATTCAGTGAATTACAATCTGGGCAATTCATTCTTCCTCCTCACTTTTAGCAGTAATTTGCTTCTGTTCTCTTGTTGCTCCTTCCAATTCTTCAGGAGAGAAACCTTGAAATACTCCAAGTAATCCCACCTCTCTTTGTTTCACTGTTGTTCCAGATGTTCCAACTATCTTACCTAATTCTTTTGCTGACTGGAGTATTATATTATCATCTTCACTATAATCAGCAAGATGTTTCAGTTTGTTGAGTATATATTCGTGGTCTATACCCAACTCCTTCGCTATATCTAGTACTGATTTTTCTATTTCTTTCATTATTCTCTCCTGCTTTAACAATATTGTTGCTTTCTTTCTTGCTTTGTTTGAAGACATTTCACTATATGCTTTCTTATAAGCATCAATAGCTCCCATGCCTACAACTATATTCGTTGCAAACTCTTTCTCCTTATTTGTAGCATGTTCTCTTTTGTATACACGGTTTGCTGTATTCTTTATCTTCTTACTAAATGTGTATCTATTAGGATGTGAGCTGAAATCAGTATCCATTTTTATATTTGGCCTGTTTAAGAAACTGCCTACGACTGTCCTTACCCAGCCATTCGCATATTTATAATTCTTCCTATCCCCAGGATGTCTAACACTTGTACTTACTTTTAAAAGTTGTATTATTCTACCGTCATCACTCCAGACCCATTCGCCTTCTTCACCTTTACGCCAGTCTTTGATTGGTGTCTTTGTAGGGTGGTCGTTGTAAAACTCACTTATATGGTCATATACGTAGTGAGCTTTTCCTTTAATAGCTTTCTTTTCCAATCTTCCCCATTTCGCCTACCTTTACCCTCAGTTTATTTACTTGCAGTACTAAACTATCAATTAAATTAGTTACTTCTTTCGGTACCATAAATACTTCCCCATCAATCTCCAATGGGTTATACTCACGTGATAAGTTATCAAGAATATCTTCTTGTTCCTCCCTTGGAAGCCAGAATAGTTCTTTGATTATATCAGCCATATAAGAAAATACGAAATATTAGCCGTAAAAAAAAGCGAAGCCGGTGATTATACCAAACGCCATACCAATAGCAAATCCAATATTCAAACCTTTCTTGAACATCTTCTTACCAAGATAAAAAGCTCTCGCTTTATAATTATTATCTACTTCAACACTCATATAACCTCTACGATGTATTTCAGGAACTTTAACAATCTTTTTCATTTCTCCTTTATATTGTTATTCCCTCCCTACCACCCTACAATTTAGAATATAAACCAAATCATATCAAAGCACTATTTGCCCAAGTTCTTTCTAAAAAAATTATACGATTTTGATGTGTAACCTTTTATTGTCATATACCCGTTGAAATTGGGTTTTGGATATTTGGATTTTAGTTATTTTGTATTTTATATTGTGTGTTAAGATAGTTATAATTAAGTAGCTATTTAAATAGTGAGGTAATCATGTTTGATAACATTAATAAGGATGAGTTAATCCAGTCTATAATCAACCCCCTAGGTGGCCTGAACCTTAGTGACTCTGAACGTAAGCTCCTGTTCTTCCGTCATGTAGGGGCTGAGTACGCAATGGCAGCACGACGTAACAGAGTACCATTCGCCAGTAACATTACACGGGCAGGTACAGCATTCTCCGGCTTAGGCGGTGGTGG